GTGGTCAGCGTGTCCGCCATCTTGGTCATGTCGGCGGCGTTGCCAAACGCCATGGCCATAGCCTCGTGGATCATGAGGGTACTCCCAGCGCACATCGTGATGTTGTCACCGGCCATTGCTACGATCGATGCAGCAGACGCAGCCAGGCCGTCAACGATCACGTTGACCGGCTTGGAGCACGCCTTAAGCAGGTTGTAAATTGCCACGCCCGCGAAAGCGTCCCCCCCAGGAGAGTTGAGGTGTAGCTCGATGTTGTCGAAGTCACCCTTTAGTGCGTTCGCGACCATGGCAGGTGTAGCGCTGTCACCGTCGTCGCCGTATCCCATATCGCCGATCATGTCGTAGAACGACAGAGTGAGTGTCCCGTTCGATTGATCCGCGTTGAAAAACTTATTGGTCATTGTCGTCTCCCACGGCCAGAGCGACTAATGCTGCGCGGGCCTCTTCATCGTTCAAACTTTTGCGCGACTCAACATATTCGGTGGCAGCCTCGATGTCGACACTCAATACCTCGGCCACGAATTTAGCATCCGGAGCTGACTTTAACTCTTTGCGCATCACGCGGTCGGCCATGCTGTTGGCGAGGGCCTGAAGGCGGGCGTTAGCCTTATTGGGCTTGGCCGGGACAGCCTTCTTGGCGGGCTTCTTCGCTGGCTTTGGCGGCGCGGGATGCTTGAAAGGTGGCTCCGTGTTGCCATCACCATCACCGGCTGCATCTGGGCCAGGCACATCGGGAGCAGACTCACCTGACTCCTCATTTGCATCGTCCGGATCATCTGCATCAGGTATCTTTTGGCCGGGGATGAAAAATTCACCCGTAACTGGGTTGTAAATGGCTCCGTTCGCCGGGCCTGATAAGAAGTCTCCGCCCTCGATGGAGTCACGATCCTCAAGCAGGCGTGCCTCATTCGGCGTCATCTGCCAGCTATTGATCAGGGCCGAGTTGGTTTGGGCTCTCTCCTTTGGAGAACCACGAAGGATGATGTCGGCACTGTGTTTTGCATAGAGCTTACCCCACTTCTTGCGCGGGATGAGATCGCGAGTAATCGACTGCTCTATCGCGGCTGTATAGGGCAACAACGAAGTGTTGAAGTATTCGTCCAAAAAGGCTGAGGAACTCGCGTAGGTGGAATTTTGCTCTCCGAGGCCCATCTTCACCAGCAGCGGAGCGCCACCGAGGAAGCGCACGACTTCTTGCTCTGACCACTTACGCGACTCCAGAAGTTGTGATTCAGCAGCGTTAAATGACATTTTCTCGAACTTCCCGTTACCAGGGATGATCGAGAACTTGCCCGCATTTTGCGAACCGGCGAAGTCCTTACGCAGTCGATCGATGATGTTTTGTCCGGCCTTTTCATCCGGTGCCTGGTCGGCATCCGGAAATGAGATGAAGCCGCTCATGCCCAAGCCATTTGCAAAGTTGCGCCCCGCTACCTCCTCCGCTGCCATGAGCAGCGACAGCGCCTCCTTGGCGAGAAGAATGGTGGGGGAACCTTCGAGGCCGAATCCTTCGAGGTTGAGTGCAGACACATGCCAGATTTGATCCTGAGTAAACTCTGTCATTCCGCCCTGGCCCGCATTGGTGTACCGATACTTGAGGGTAGGAGGATTCGTGCTTCGATCCCAAAAAGGGGTCGTGTGCCAGGCGTTCAATGGAATAAGTGCGGTGATGTCACCAGCTTGGTCGGTGATTTTTTGGCAGTAACAATTTGAATTCATGATCAACTGGCTGGCAAGGAACCAGCGCATCTGATAGGAGGTCTGGTATTGGTTTGGGCAGTCCTTTAGCAGCGAATACAGAGGCTCGTCGATCGCGGGCTGTGTGCGCTGGCGGCCAGCCACCTTCTTGGTTTCACGCAGAATCAGAGGCATCTTGGCGAGGTCGTTGCTCAGCATTTTCACGCCGCCTAAAAATGCCGACACGCGGATAGCAGTTTCGCGAGTAACAACTTTTCCGGCGGCAGCGGGCAGACCAACGAGCGCATGCACCAGCTCGGAGCTGGGGGACGCTAGTGTGCTCTCCCCAGAATTTCGGAAAGCTGAAAAACTCGCTCTAATACGACTGGATAGGCCCATTTGTACTCTCAACCTAAGGGTTAGTAATTTGCATTACAGGTGGCGCTGCTATCATCCAGTGCAGCTTTTGCGGCATCGTATCCATATAGGATGCGCTGGTTTTGAAGGCGGAGGCCGCGATCCATGCCTAACCCAGCATCATGCAGTATCTGCTCCCACTTGTATTCCTCATCGGACTGGCCGGGGCGCTGCTTGAGTGGGCGACCAGAATGCACTCCATGGATTCCACCCTCGCGCAGGATGTGGCTGATGCGGCTCTGCGTGGTGGCAAAGGCATTTGCGATCTCTGCTTGAATCATGGTGGGGTTGGCTGCCGCGAAGGCGATTACAGCCTCATAACTCAGTTTGCGTTTGCGTCCACGATCGGCCATGCTACCACCACACTTTCTTTTTTTGTTGATTGTCTGGGTCAGTGGCCCGGGCGAGGGCCATGATGAGAGAGGAGCAGCCGTCGATCTTCTCCCGGTTGCGATCTTTGGCGGGGCGGATGAATCCGGTGCCGCGCTGCGTGTTCCACCTGAGGTTGGAAATTTGCCAGCGCATAACTGGGTTGCCTGCGTGCGCGAACTCTTGGCGCAGAACCTTGCGCATAAGCTCACAGCAAGGGGCATTCATTTTTAAGTGGGATTGTGGGTAATCTACGAGCTTGTTCATCGCGAAGCCAGACTCACTGAGCATGCGAATTAGCTCTGAGGACCAGGCGGAGTCGTAGGCAATCTCGCGAAGGTCAAATTGCTTGGTGAGTTCGGTGATCTGATCGGCGATATAACGGACATCGGTGAGGTTGCCTGGGGTGGGAACGATGAAGCCATCACGCGACCAAATATCATATGGAACATGGTCGCGTTTCACGCGATCCTGGATGTTATCCCCGGGGCACCAGAAATACTCAAGAGTTGACCACTTTTCGCCGGATTTAGCGGGCGGAAACAGCAAAACAAGGGCAGAAGTGTCGATTTTTGGGGCTAAGTCGATGCCTCCAAAACAGGTGCGGCCCTTAAGTGAGGCAATAAGATCGGCGCGGAGACGCTTAGGGTCCGGGTGGGTTGAGAGGTCTTCGGTGGCGCAAGCGTCCCAGCGTTCGATTTCGAGGGCTGGATCGCTGGCTAGGTCGCTCCACAAATTCATTCTGAAGCGTAAAAATTCACCGAGCGCGGTGGGTTTGCCTTGAGATTCAGCAAACTGATTTTCCAGGGCACTGAGGGGAAGGATGTACCCCAAGGAGGGGTTGGGCTTCACCCAATTCTTTTTTTCGCGGTAGTCGTCCTTGGGGTCTAAACAGAAAATGAAGGCTGCGACCTCATCATCCTCGACCATGCCGTCAAGGATGCGGGTGCAATACTCGTGCTCTCCCCAATAAAGTGTGGACTTATTAGCTGAGCTACCGGCTGTGGTGATTAACCACATGAGAGGCTGGCGACGGGTATCTCCTCCATATCTCAAAATCGACCATAGGTTGTTCGACATCGGCCAACGATGCATCTCGTCGCAGATTGAGGCAGACACAATTGCGCCGTCGCTTGAATCTGCGCCGCGTGCAAGGGGTGAGAGCCGAGAATTACTATCGGGCACATACAGCGACAGCACTGGTGAGTTGCCATATTTGTGGATAGCCGCTGATAACTCGGGGTGCTTGTCGCGCATCGCGACGGCCTCCGAGAAAACCTCCATCGCTTGCTTGCGGGCCGTGGCGGCGCAGAAAACACGGGCGCTTAACTCGCCATCTGCGAGTAGATGGTATAAGGCCAAACCAGCGCAGAGTCCCGTTTTTCCTTGTTTTTTGGCCACCTCCAATGCACAGCGGCGGAAGCGGCGGGAACCATCCAGGCGCTGCCATCCATATACGACGTACAGGACGGCACGCTGCCAGGGCATCAAAACAATGGGGGTGGTCTGAGCGGATGGAATGCAATAAGTTTCGAGAAACGAGATCACATACTGGCCCGCCTCTGGGGAGAAGCGGATGTCGGTGCGCCTGAGATCATCTATGTGGCGCTGGATCGCTTTCCTGATCCACGGGCCTACAACCACAGAGCCATCAAGTACACCAGCGATGTACTGCTCAGCGGTGTACTCAGCGGGAGGAGCACCAAGGATACCGTTGTTGGAGAGGAGGGTCATTGGCATACAACCCCCGGGCGGTTGCAGCCGCACTTTTTTGTGGAGGCAAACTTAGGCGGATAGGCGACCCTTCTTGTTTTTCCACAATCGCACCGACACAGCCAAGCGATCTCATTGTTGATGTGCCCATCACGCTTTATGGCGGTGAGGCGACCAAACACTTGTCCAGTTAGGTCTTTGCGGTGGGCCAACGAGGTTAACTCCCTATGCAGACAGCCACAACTCCGCGTCATGCGCTCTCTTAGAGCACTCCCCCGTATCACTTTTTCGGTGCCACAATTACACCGACACAACCATGCAGCCTCCACACCCACATTGTGTGATCTGGCAAGTACATACAACCGGCCAAATTGTTGTCCAATGAGGTTAATGACTTTTTGGCTAGGCACGCCGAGTCGCGATTCACGCATGTGCTGGCAGTGCTCCTCGGTAAAAACCATCCCCATGCGGCCACGGCTCACAGCCTGCCCGTGACCCAATGGCTTGGGCTTGCGCATCTTAGCCCGTGTCGCTGCCGAGGCATGTTTACCCTTTGAGCTTGGCGGGTTCTCACCGCCATCCGTGAGGTTACGGAGTATCCCGGTGCCTATATCTTTGCGACCGTAATAAGCAATCAAAAATATCTCGGCTGCAAGGGCATCTTGCTCAGATGGGTGATCCTGGATGAGGATGCGAGCATGATCTACCGGTGGTCCATTGCGGTGTTTTACATACGCTCGCTTGCCATGCCCCTTACCCACGTAAAAGGGAGTGCCATCCTCCCGTAGATACAGGTACGTATAGAACTGTTTTTCCTCACTCATCGAATAAGTGCCTCTAATGTAGATACCCAAAAGTCGAGTCGTTCCTGAGTTGTGTAATTTCGGTAGGCGCAAAAAAGCCCACCGTGTTGGTGGGCTCTCTTGGGGTGGCGGATGACTTATCCGTTGGTGTTCAATGCTACAACGGCCTGGCCGAGCAAGATACGCTGGTCGGTGCGCCGGTATCCGAGAATCACGGTCTGACCATTCAGAGCCGCAACCTGATCGAGCACCTTGATGCGAATGTTGCTGTCATCACGGTCGCCGATACAAGCGAACGATTTGAACGCTCCGAATTGCCACACGCCCTGAGTCGCAGGGGATGCGATATACGTGGGCATTTCACCCGAGAACGCAACGGGATAGCCGAGGATGGCTGCGGTGCCGTCCGGGTTGAACGTGACGTAGGTCTGATACTGGTTGGCCGCCATCTGCGCCTTGAGCAAGCGGTTGAACTCCTGACGCGAGCACAGCCAAGACGCATCCACGTAGTAGGCACGGTTCAGGCTGGCGATGGTGTCGAGAATTGGGTTGATGCCCAGCGTTGCTACGCCAGCGGTGATGGAAGCTCCGGTCGCGGTCGTGGCGTTGCCGAGATAACCCTGGGGCTGCGAGACGCCGGTGCCATTTACGAAGAGGTTTTCCTCTTTGACTCTGATCGAA